TCTCTTTTCATTACCAGCAAGAAACTCCATTTCTCTAGGATAATCCATAGATACAACTTCTTTAGATACTTCTGGTGGATACTTTAGTACTAAACATTGTATGTCTAACTCTGCAAGAATACCTTCATCCATAAGGTCTGCACTTGTAGTCACATAATGAGTAGGGCCAAACAAACCTTCTAATACCAGTTTGTGGGTTTGAGTATCGTCCAGTGTACCTGTTAGACCCCACCTATGTCCTATGTCTTTCATTTTCTCCATGATACCAGTAAGTACTTTTGCCTTGAATAAGTGTGCTTCGTCTCCAAACACTGCACCAAATCCATCGTAAAACGATTTCGGCATTCTAGATAATGTTTGCCATGTCGTGACAACTATATCAGTATTACCTACTTTATCTCCACCATACATTTTATCAATAGGTTTATCGTATCCATAGTCTGCAAAGTCTTTTGACATTTGTTCTACTAGTGATGTTGTAGGTACGATTACTAATACTTTCTTCTTATGCATTGATATAAAGTGTCTTGCAATACAGTATATAATTGCAGATTTACCACTTGCAGTTGGAGATACTAACAGTTGTCTTCTATACTTAATACCTCTTGATATTGCTTCTACTTGATAATCTCTTAATGGAAATCCCATATTAAGACCATCGGTAAAGTCTGGATACTCAGTATCAGTTTCCCACATATAGCCTTCTATGTTGTAGTCTCTGTCTTTTGCAAATTGTTCTAGTGCATAATATAGTCCAACATACAACTTACCTGTATGTTGTGCATATAATCTAATATTACCATCCCAATATTTGTTCTTAACAGATGGCATAAACTTAGCCCCTGGCACTGGAAAAGTAAAATAATCAGATATCTCTCTTTTGATAGACTCTTCTGCATCTACCCTCAAGTGAGTATTATCGATTTTGGTTATCTGAATGTCGGCCCTGCTATCCATCCTACTAAGGAATGTCTCCTACCATGTGTTACTGGTGATACTTTATGCCAAACGAAAGATGGAAATATGATTATACTTCCTTGCTCTCTTGCACTTTGTGGCCCTCTAAATATCCACTTTTCTGGTTCTCCAGTTTGTGGATTCAATGCATATGGGTCACACCATTCAAAGTGACCACCTTCATATTCATCTGGATGTGTAAGATTTACACTGTATGATAATTTTCTATACCCACCAACTCTTTCTTTTATATGTGGGTCATTTGCACAATCTTCTTCATTATAAGGTTCAAAGTGTCCATCTGTATGCCATGTATAATGTTCATCTGGTGCTTTGTATATTGTAAACTGATATGTTTCGTGAAAGTCTAAATCAAACTTAAATACTTCTGCATTTACTTCTCTAACTACTGGAGTTATATGGTCAAATAAAGTTTTACCATCTGATAGAGTTGCATCCCTATCTATCCAACCAACACCAGACTTACGAGTAAAATGTTCTTCATGTCCTTCTTTACCACCACCTATTTGACCAAACGATAACTCAGTTTGTTTTAGTCCTATTTCAATAATTTCATTGCATATCTCTGGTGCAATAGCACGAGATTTAATTATACAATGTTCTGGAATAAATGATGGCATAATATATTATCCTGCTGGATTAGTGAATTTCAACCAATCGATTGCATTCTTTATTGATTGATGTCTCCATGTGATAATATTTAGTATGTCTTTCAAAGTGTCTACACACTCTGTAAGATACTCGACTTTTAGTTTTAAATCAGATAGGTCTTTATCTGCATTGAAGTAGTAATTGTAATCTTGTTTAATTACTCTATGACCTTCAAATGGGTCATATGACCATCCTAGTTCATCTATCTCTTCTTTAGATAACTTATCAGTATACCATAACCACTTCTTCTTAAGTAGTTGATTGTATTTAACCTCATAAGATTTAAGAGATAGTCTCTTTTCATTAAGTAGTTCTAGATATTTTGCATGTAAAGAAGGTGTTTGTAATGAAGCTTTATCTAAATCAATCTGGTCGATTACAGAATCATCCTTCCACATTTGCTGGATTTGTTCTAATGTCATACTATAATTATACCACTAAACTGGTATTTGTCTACTAAAATATCATTGCAAACAGTAATACCAAAGGTATTTCCCATGGTATGAAGATTAAACCTAATATTATTGCCCTATGGTTCATTGTTTTGGTAAAGGATTACGACATCCTACTGCATCTTCAATAGAATCGAATCCATCTTTTTTAAGTAAGTTAACTAATCCTCTGTTTATCTCATTGATATTCTGAGGGCCATCAAAAATCATTGTAGTAATCATATGTAGTAAACTTGCACCAGATGTGATTTTCTCATAAGCATCTTTTGCACTGAATATACCACCAACACCGATGATTGTTAGTTTACCTCTAGTTCTTCGATATACATGTCGAATGACATTTGTAGATATTCTTTGTAGAGGTAATCCACTCATTGCACCTTTACCTTTTGGTAGTAATCCTTTTTCTGTAGGATATTCTTCTGGTCTATGTTCACTATTGTATTGAGGTTTTGCAAGGTTTGTACATACAACACCATCCATCTTATGTTCGACACATGCATCTACAATAATGTTTATTTCATCTAAAGTCATGTCAGCTGCAAGTTTGACATAGATAGGTTTATCACTTATGGGTCTAATCTCTTTATTGATTGCAGTAAGTAATGCATCTAAATTATCTTTATCTACAAATGGTTCACCATCCTGTGTATTAGGACAACTAATATTTACATCATAATAGTCACCTACATCTTTGAATAGTTTCATAGTTTTAAGATAATCTGCAATAGAATCTTCTAATATAAACTCTGGTGTTAGGTTTGAGTTAGCTGCATTGATACCCACTCTTAGTTTACCAAAGTCTTCTCCAGATAATCTTTTGGAGATTTTTTCTGAACCTTCGTTGTTAAGTCCATACCAAACTACAATTGCTTTGGACTTTATCATTCTAAAGAGTCTACGGCCTGGATTGCCTGGGCATATCTCTCCTGTGAATGAACCAAGTTCTGCAAGTCCAAATCCCATATGTGGATATATCTTTGTAAGTTCACCATCTTTATCAAAACCTGCTGATAATCCAACTGGATTTCTATAATGAACACCATCTACATTAGTATGTAAACTTGGATGTTCATAGTTCATTAACAATGATGTAATCTTTCTAGTAATCCAAAATTTACCCAAAAATACACCAACTCTTTTTAATGAGTAGTGTGCTTGTTCGGGCTCCATCAAAAATATCAAGGGTCTAACTGCTTGATATCCTAACCATAGAAATTTGTTTCGTAAACCAACAATTGCGTTCATATTTCTCCTGTATGTTATAAATTTGTCTTATATGTATTTATAACTATAACTTATTAGAAATATTTTTTTTAGAATTATATTATATACTTATGATGAGGCTGCAATTTCAAAAGTTGTGAACTGGAATGATGCAGTGCATGTTACATATGTAATACCACCTGCTACAGTTGTATCCATTGTAATCTCACCTAATGATGTAGGAAATGCATCTTGTATTCTAATATATCTATTAGGATTATTTGCAGCTGTAGTAACTACAATAGTCATATCTGAAAATACTGCATCTGGGTCTCCAGAACCATCGTATGGTTCACCTGCTTTTCTATTTGCACCTACCAGACTTCTATACTTATCTGGGTCTGTAGAACTAGTAATCTGAGACATCCATGTATACATCTCTGTCCAGTTTTCCATATTCTCATCTACAATAAAGTTTACAGTTACCTCACCATAGTTAATCTTATCGCCAGGAAATTTCACATTTGCACCATATCTAGTAGGTTGTTGAATTTCTGCTACTGTGATAGATGGTATGTTTACACCTGTTGCAAAGTACTTTGTATTAGGAAGTTTCTTTACTATTAATTCAAACTGAGTTGGTGCAAGATAAGATAAATTATCTGGAAGATTACCAGCCCATGTTGCAGTTGATATTTGTCTTGTTGTCATACTAGTATTTATAACACTTGCACCATAGGTACATAATTTAGTATAATAGGTTTTTAATTAGTGAGGTAAGGAAAGAATGACATAGAGTAAAGTAACGGCGGATTAGTCTCTAGATGTCGAAAGAGACACGACCCCCTCGATGGTCGAATATGAAGTGGAGTCGCTCTCCCACCAAGTCGAGGGTTAAAAAGAAACCCAGAATGAAACATAAGAACCCTCTGGGTTTTTTTGTACATAAAAAAGGGACTCCGAAGAGTCCCTTTTAGAAAAGTCTACGACTTTTAAAAAATCTTATAGAATGTTCTCTACTTCGATTTTTCTGTAGTAGAAGTTAGTTCCAGCAGATGCTAAACCATCACTTGGTGAACTACCTACGAAAGGATTAGAAATCATTCCATATCTAGTTTTAAAACCAATTTTTGGTTGGAAACTGTTTTCACCAACTGCACGAACCATTTGTAATGGAACATATGGGCAGTAGAAAACACCAGCATCAAATGCGTTTGAACCTCTATAACCAATAGTCATGTAACCTTCGTTGTTGTGTCCACTTACTGGGTCTAAAGTGTAGTATGGGTCAATATAGACTTTGTACTTACCATTTAGAGTACCAACGAATGTGTTACCAGCGTCGTCAACATTTAACTCAGTGTTAAGTGCTGGAGCGTAATCTAATACACCAGCCATTGACAATGCAGAAGCTACATCAGATGAGCAAAGGATAAAGTTACCTTTCCCTCTTCTTGACTCTCTAGCAATAGTGTTTGCATCTCTTTCAACTTGGAAGAGTAAACCTTTGAACTTCTCAACTGACCATCTACCAGATGAATCAACATCTAAGTCGAATCTACCAGCATTAGCAACACCAGTTTGAGCACCAGCTTTTGCTTGAAGGTTAACAGTTCTTACAACTTCTCTGTTGATTTCCGCAAGGATTTCAGCAGATAGAATGTTTGCAAGTTCTGTTTCAGCATCAAGACCATGAATTGCTTTAAGGTCTTGTGCAAGTTCAATTGTGTATTCTGCTTTAAGAGCTCTTGACTTAGCAGTTACAGTTGCTTTCTCGATTGTGAAAGCCATTGATGCAAATGGGTTACTCGCAGAGTCACCTTTTGCTTCAGCTGCAGCTGTTGTCATACCAGTACCAGTACCATATGTAGCACCATCCCCAAATGGGTCTGTACCAGCATGTGTACCCGCACCAGCAAAGTCTGTATCAGCTTCATCGAACAATGCTTCAGTCATAGCAAGTCTTGAAGTATTGTCGTTATATCTGGCTTTCATACAGAAAACTAATCCTGTTGGGCCAGTCATTGGTTGCACACCACAGATGTCGTATGCAATTAGGTTTGGAAGAGACCTACGAACTAATGAAATAAGAATTGGATTCCAGTTGTCGATACCTGTTCCACCAACAGCACCACCAGCGTTGTTGATAGGAGCATCCTCGGAAATCATTCCTCTTTCTTCGTTTAGGGCTCTTTCTTGGTTCTCAAGAACCACAGAAGTTACAGCTTTTTTGTATGGGTCAGTGATTTCTGGTAAATCTGGATGACTCAATACTGGCTGCCACTTCTCTTGTAAAGTTTCTGACATAAACATTTTTTTATATCCCCTTATTTTTAAAAAGTGTTAATAATAACTTTTCCCTTACTTATTATATTTGTTAGGGTCAAGTTTTCCTATTGCGGCAGAATATGCAGCCATACTTGGGTCAAGGATTTTATCCTCAGTCGAAGTATTTTGTTCGCTATCACTAACCACTTGTTCATCTAACTGTAGTTTTTCTTTCGAATCACTAAAGTAAGACTCCTTAATTGTTTGAACATTAGACTCAAAATCTTCGTCTTGGTCTAAATCTTCAATCAATTTTGAAAGTTTCTCGACTTCACTTTCTGTCAAGTCTTTTGAAACTTCTGATACCACCTTGTTTCGTACAAGTTCATCTCTCTCTTGAGATAAATCGATATTTTTAGAAACCTCTTCATTTAGTTTAGCTTCTACTTCTTCGATTTTACTTGCAAGTTCGTCAACGACATCTAATTTGTCATCTGGAACTTCAACATAATGGTCTTCAAATAAAGCTTTAAGTCCTTGTATAAAGTTTTCTGTTAACTCAGACTTAAGTCCTCTTTCGATTGCAAGTTCGTTATCTTTAACCCACTCTTCTGCAACATAACCTAAGAATGAATCAACCTTACCGATTAACTCTTCTTTAAGTTCGTTAGATGCTTCAACAACTTCGTCTCTCTTTTGAGATTCAAGTTCTTCTTTGATTTCACTAACTTTTGCAGATACAGCAGCTTCAAATACTACTTTTGCTTTGTTTCTGAATTCCTCTGAAAGGTCTTCACCACCAACTAGAGCATCGATGTCGTCTGACATATCGTAAGATTCTGATTTTTCATCTTCATCTTCGTCTTCGTCATCTTCGTCATCGTCTTCGGATGCTTCTGATTTTTCACCTTTTTTCTTCTTAGGCATATTCATTTCATCTTTTTGCTCATCTTCGTCTTCATCTTCTTCGTCATCTTCTTTAGATGCTTCTAAGATTGCAGTTAAAGATTCTTTCACAACTTCTTCGTCCTCGGATTTGAAATGTTCAGCAATTTTCTTGAGAAGGTCAGCTTTTGTAGACTCTGATTTCTCATCATCTTCATCGTCTTCATCTTCGTCATCTTTCTTCTTCATCATTTCATTGACTAAGGACTGGATGTCTTCCTTATCAAAACCCTTAAGTTCCTCGATAATTTTTCTAAGAGCTTCCATCTTAGTCATATCTTCGACTACGACTTCTTCCTCATTCTCAGTTTCGTTATACTGCATACCAGCTTTTAGTTTCTGAGGTGAATCTTTCTTATCTTGGTCACCTTTTCTCTTTGCACTAGGTTTAGTACCATCAGATGCTTTATCAACTGATGCAAGAGACTTAGGTACTGGGTCTTTATCTGGAGTAACAACACCCTTATTAGCAACAGGAGGCTTAGCCATGCTAGCTTCTGTCACTTCGTCTTGATTTTTAATATCTTCTGACATGTGTTTTCCCCTTTAATAATTACTATAATTACAAATTAAGAACGAAATATTTGTTCTTTACTATGTATTTATAACTTTTATAGTTTAGAGAAGAAGTTTTTCATAATTTCTAACTTCTTTTCTTCCAAATGGCGTTGTTTGGTTTGTCGAATCTGGTCTTTCCATGATTCAATCTCTACGGCTCTAAATACACCGCTTTCCTTTATCCATTCAACACCTTCCATAATACCATCTACGAACGCATCTGGTGCAGAAGGGTCTGCCACGATGTCAGCTGCTGTTGCAAGCATGAAATCGTCTTGGACATATTGTGCATCATTTTTCTGTGAAACAGAACCCATACCCCTACTGGAAACGCCTAGTTTAGCACCATCATTCAATAGTCCTTTAACTATATTACCCATTGGAGTATTCATTATTTTTGCCTTACCGACAAAGTTGTTTCCATCTTTCTCTAGAGAAGTAATCAAATGACTAACTCTTTCAAGATTGATAGTGGGGCCTTCTGGATGACCCAGTTCCCCATATGCACGATTCTTTTGAATAAAATCTTTGTTGTATCGTCCTACCTCTTTTTCCATTATCTTCATTGGGTAGACACGACCATTTCTGTTCTTCATGTTTGTTTGGAGAAATACACCTTCAATGAAAGTATCCTTACCCCCATTTGCATTCTTTTCAGTTATTAAATTAACTTCTTCTGATTGCTGTTCTGAAATTAAAAACATATCTTCTCCTATTTTATAGTTGCAATCTTTTCTGCAACATCATTGTAGGTTTGATTACCTTTCAAACCATTTGAGAACCCTAATGTATCTTCTATTTTAGGTTCTTCTAAAACTTCTTCGATGAAATCACTAAGGTCTTCTCCTAGTAATTTTATCAATTGTTTTGCATTCTTCCTTGCTTCTTTTTCGTTTTTATAGATTGCAAGTTCTTGCCCATCAACATAAACCTTAAATTTATTTGATTTCTTTGCAATAACGATAGGTACTTTTTTACCCTTCGGGCCTTTCTCCATATAAGAATCTACCTCTTGTTCACCACGAGGTAGTTTGAATTTTTTTACTTCATCTAGTGAATTAACTAAATCCTTAAAGTTCTTCATTTGCTGGTTGTTCCTGTTTGTTTAACCAATCTAGTTGTACATCCAGTCTTTTGCCCTCTATTGCATCTCTTTGTTTGTCTACCATAGCTGTTGCAAAAGCGTCAGATGCACCAACATTATCACCTGCTTCTATAGAATCAATCATTTTTTTAATATCTTCTCTTGCCATAATTTATTTCCTCTTACATGGAGAAGTCATTCTCTCCTTCCCCATCATCGTTATCTTCTTCGTCTGCAATTTGTGAGTCAATCATTTCTATCTCTTCTTCGGATTGTCTAAGGACATTCTTTCTAACCCATTGTTGAGAGAAATATTTACCTACAAATTCATCCATTTCCCTAAGTGTAGTGATTCTTTCTCTTTGAATCTCTGCATCTTTTAGTTCTACAAAATGAGAGTCCTTCTGAAAATCATATCGGACATTCTCTTTTTCTAGTTCCCATTCCTCAATTGGTAAAATACCTTTTAGTACCAGTTGAGTTCTAAGTATGTCGGTAAACATACTACTAAACTTCATTCTGAGTCTATCTACAAATCGTGAGAACTTAACCTCATCTCTTGATATCTCAGTTGTCCTACCTAAACTAAATCCTGCTTCAGTCTCTAATCTAGAGATAGGTACATTTAAACTTCGGAACAGTTTTCTTTGGAAGTATATAATATCTTCTATTTCACCTAGGTTTTGACCGCCAGGTAAGGTGGTAATCTCTGTTCCTCTTCCACCTTCTCTTCTTGGTAACCAGAAATCTTCCAACATACTCATATGTTTTCTATCATCTCTGACTTCACCTGTATCTGCATTGTAGACTAGTTTGTTTTTGTATCTAGTCATAGTATCTGCAAGATACTGTTCTGCTTTTGCCTTCGGAAGGTTACCTACATCAATATAGAATATCCTTCTTTCTGGAGCTCTTGATATCCTGTAGATAACAAGTGCATCTTCCATCATCTTTAATTGGTTAGCTGCTTTCAATCCTTTATGCATATAACCGATGATGTTTCGTCTTTGAGCATCCATCATTCCAGATGTGCAATAAACTATTGCATCTGGAGATATCTTCAAGGTTTGAGTTCCTTGCCCTGCCATGTAGTTTTTTTCAAAACCACTTTGGTTATAGGTATAGAACTCGTTAACCTTGTCGATAACTTCGATACCTTGTGCATTCTTTTTCTTCTGCACTTCCCTAATCTTTTTAATCTGAATAGGGTCTATCATTCTTAACCCAACGACACCCTTTTTAGGATTCTTTGGGTCAACCAGTAAATGGAAGTACATCCTTCCATCTACATACCACTTTCTGAATATCTCAGAAGAGGTTTGGTTGAATCTGAGAAGTCTTAGTATTTCTACAAATTCTTCTCTTATTTTGGATTTAATTGAATCTGAAAATTTAGTTGCATCTAAGTTTATACCAACTTGGGCATCTAAATCGTTATTAGAGATTGCTTCTTGGACGATATCGTCAATTGCCATATCAACCTCTGGTATCAATGACATTTGTCGGTATCTTACGATTAAGTCTGATTCAGACTTAACTCCACCTTCCATGTCAACGAATTGACCAGAAGCCATACCCCCACCAATCGAATATCCACCCTGTCCTATTTCTAGAACTTGAGCTCCATCATCGTTGATAGGTGCAACGAAGGATGGTGCGTTATCCTCGTCACTCTTTCTCTTTATTTCAAATCCAAATATTTCCATAATATATATTTATAACACTAAAGAAGGAACTCTAATTAAAGAGTTCTTTCCCAGTGTGAATAACTGAATGTTACATCAAAAGTCTGTATCTCATCAGCAGTATCGTATGATAAATCAATTTGTGCAAGTGTTTGAGGGTACATATTGTACAACTCATATGTTGCAATGATACTATCATCTCGATTCAACTGTGATATAGTTGCTCTTGAAACTAGATATTCTAAGTCTGTCGCACCGACACCACTATCTAATTCTTGTATGCTTTCCATCCATTGTTCTACTGCTGTTCTAGTAGAAAAGTCTACATCGTTAATGACTGTTATTGTCCAATCTTCGAAGGTTCTATCCCCAGCTATTTTTAGTTTGTGTCCTCTAAAAGGAACTTCAACTACTGGTAAAGTTGAGCCTGGAATCGCAGCTGTTTTACACATAAACTCGATTCTCTCACCCATTCTAGGAATATAGACTTGAAATCTATTAGAACGAACACCACCAGCAATTAACTGTGACTTAAATTCATCTATAGTTGCCATCGTTTACTCCTTAGTTACCATATTGGGTATTAGTAGCACCATACACTTCTTCAAACTCTACACCAGACCTAGCTGCAACAAAGTTTAGTGTAATGAAGTTGATACTCTTATTTGGTTTAACAAAAATAGAAGCTTGGAATTGATTTGCATCCACAACTGATTGTGGGTTATTTGTTTCATCACAAATAACTTGGAAATCAACGACCCCTCTTCTGCCCTTCACTTGTCTTAAGAAAGGTTCAATAGTTGCTCTAAATTGAGCTCTTGTGAATGCATCGTTAAATTCAAATAATTGGAATTTAGCTGCATTTGCTATTGCTTTCTCCATGACTATGAACAATCTTCTAACATTAATTCTATCAAATGCACTTGCATTTGCTAAAAGTGTTTTATCTCCGAACAATACTGTCCCTTGGCCAGGGAAAGTTACTATTGGATTAACTCTCTTCTTATATAGTTCATCTCTTTCAGCTTGATTTGGATTAAAAGACAATTTAGTAATTCCTAAGATTTGTCCATTATTATATCCTGCTGGTGAGAACCATGCGTCTCTTTGACTATCTGTTCTAGCCATGAGACCTGCTGTGTGACCACATGCTGGTATATAACAGAAGTTATCTGTGTACTTATCGTACTGATAACACCATGCACTATCTAAAACTGCATAAGAACTTGAAGTTAGTCTGTTTGCAAATGATACAATACCACCTGTTCCACTTACTTCTTGACCTTCATTATTCACGCAAGATTCTTTTCTTGGTGATATGACTGCCATGCAGTCCTTTCTTGCTTCTGCAATTGCAATTAGATTATTTGCTTGTGTTACTGCTTCGTCTTCTGTTACCACATTATTGTTTGAACCATCATCACCATTAAGAGGCCCAGATATTAAAAAGTCTACATCCTGTGTCTCTGCATCTCCAAGATATGTAGAATATCCTGCTTGCTTTTGACCAGCTGTTAGACATGAACCATCTGTACCATTAGTTAATGATTCGGTTATTGGTAATGAATGTGTATCAAATAATGCTCCCGCAGCTGCGAAAGTATTACCTGCTTCACTTGTGTTTGAGTTGTGGTTTCCCCAGAAAATGTAATTAGAGTTGTATCTGATTTTGTCTACATAGTAGTTTGAGTTACCTTCTGAATCTTTAGCATTAGATGCCATTGAAAGACCTTCGTATACCTCAAGTACCTCACCAACGATTCCAGTAATTAAACCATCTTCGTCTACGACTACTACATGAATCTCATCTAAAGAACTTGAGTTTGCAATTGCATCTGGACTTGAGCCAGGAGCTTTTGTAAAGTTCTTTGCAAATTCCCATTCACGAACAATGGCATCACCATTGCTTGGAGCTACTTTAAATCCAGTTACTCCATCTGAATCTAGAGCTACACTTAGTGTGTTAGAGTTTATTGCAGTGATTCTATAGACATCTGTTTGTGAACCAAATTTAATTTTGTCACCAACTACAAAAGCTGCACCAGACGCAACATTAATTTGCGTATGTCCTACAGCAATATCTGAGTCGGAAACTGCACTTCCTATTGTTTGAGAAAATGCATTTGCACTTGCACATACAGATACTTTTAAACTATTACCTAAGGCACCTACACATCTTGCAGCCCAATGGCCTGCATTAGATGGAACACTACCAGAATGATAATTATTATCATAGTAGTGTGTAGCGTTTTTAATTAGTATTCCAGCTGTTCCAGAAGTGGCATTCAACATTCCTGTTGCTAATGCTCTCACTACCTTTAAGTTATTTCCATATTTCAAGAAATTTGCAGCTGAATAGAAATGTTCTTTTTTCTTTGCCTCATCGAGGTAAGTGTCTGAACCTTTAGGTTCACCAAAAACATTTACTAATTCTTTCTCAGAACTAATAGTTCTAACTTCATCAACTGGGCCCCAACTAAATGAACCAACAAAACCACCAATACTTGATGATACTGCTGGGACTACATTCGTAACATCGATTTCTCTGACTTGAACGCCAGGTGATACTTGAAATGCCATTTTAGTTTCTCCCTAATATTTAAAGTTTTCTATAACAAACCTTTTGTTTTGATTTGTAATAGTATTTAGTATTTTATTA